CGCAAAGTTATACATTATGCCTATTATTTAGTCATATTGTTAACTATTTTTGTTAATCCATCTTATTGGCTTATTGGTATCATTGTACTCTTGGCCCATTTGTCCCTTGATAGATCTCGTATGAAGGAAAAATTGATGGATGAACTTGATAAGCGCAATGATGCAATCCCTAAATGTGTGTCTAGATTACGCGATGCATATGCTAAGGATATCACTAATGTCTGTGTCACTGTTGGCGTCGTTTATATGATGGCCAAAGTGTACAAGTGTTGGAGAGAATCTAATTCTGAGCAAGGGTCTCTTGAACCGAAGAACGAAGAAGAAATTAAGGAGCGTGATTCTGAACCAAATCCTTGGTCTCAAGTCGTACAGCGACCATTACCAGGATCAGATAAGTCGCGTATGGTTCCACCCAATAGTGTATTCACTCACTTGGAGAAGAATCTGTTATATGCAACAATTATTGCTCCTAATTCTGAGGAGGATGGGTAATGTCTTATTCTTGTGTTCTAACTACTTAATTATTCCTAATCATTATTTTGAAGAATGTGACTCGCAATCTTTAAAATTGATTTGTCACAAGGAAAATGCCAACGCTATCGGTGGTAAATTTACCACTCGTGTTGATATTGAGAGTAGTTATCTGGTTCCAAACTCGGACTTTCGTATTTGTTATTCTCCTAGTGGAGGATCTTTTCGTGATATCCGAGAATATTTACCAACTGGTAAGATTGTGGATCATCCATTCCGAATGTTTTGGAGATACAAGAGTGGAGATCTTCTTAAAGCTCAAGGATATGCTATTGCCAAAGAAACTGGAACTAAGCGTACTAGTTTCTGGGGTGGAGAATATTCTAAACTGTCCATCAATACTTTTGGTGGATTGTGTGGGGCTTTATTGGTATCTGATACAAAGGATACCATTTTGACAGGATTCCATTTGGGAGGAAAGGAAGGAACAAATAGAGGATGCTTTGGTTCAATCACACAAGATGAGGTTTCCAAAGCTGTTGAGTTTCTTCAAAATATCCCAGGAGTCCTTTTATCTGGCGAAGCAGGAGATTTTGATCCTCAAGTGAACGGTGAAAGCCTTTTGAGCGAGGACAAATTGCACCATAAGAGTCCAGTGAATTATTTGCCAGAAGATTCACAATTTGAATATTATGGATCGTGTATAGGTGCATCCACCTCACGCAGTGATGTGCGTGAAACCCCCATTTCTAAAGATATTGAGAATATTTGCGGTATTCCTAATATCTGGGGTAAACCCAAAATGAAG